CTGCATAGGAAAGAGCGGTAGGCGTAACCAAATACGGAGTTGGAGCTCCGAGAGGAATGCGCCTAGATAGCATGGGATTGACGGGAACTGTCCAAATCGCTGTAGTCAGCGGAGGATCAGTAGCATCCCAGACGAAAGTGTCCAAGAGTGATTCTCGAGCACAAATGGCAGATAATGCCATGTCGTCTTGGGTGGTTCCACAAACGCGTGGATCCACAGTCAATTCCTGCTTAGGATCGAGGGTGATGCGTTTTCCAGTATCATACCCAATGGTGTTTGCACCATTTTGGTATGGTTGGATACGAACCCGCATCGGTTCGTTATTCATGGTGGGATAGGAAAATCCAAACAGTGAGGCTACATAGCCAACACCTGCAAAGACTTTTGAACTTGCTTTAGCAAGAATGCCTATCTCAGGGATAACCGTGAGAACATCAGAAATCTGACTCGCTCGAGTTGCAAACCTTTCAATGGGTCCTTTCTCGCGCTCATCTGACAAGTCTTTAGACTCAGTCGTAATCTGAACTACAGTGCCTGTAGGAGTACCTAATTGAACATTATCCATCATTGCATATACAAAGACAGTAATGTCAGTTGGAGTTCCTGAAGCAGCTGAGACGTCGTTTATGGATGTAATCCATAGCTGACCTAAATGTTCTGCGTCATCGAAAGAGGTGATGTCTGTTATAACCAATGGACTCTTATTAAAGAGTCGTATCATAGGTTGCGTATTAATATACGGACAGACTATATCTAACGGTTGATTGTCCCTAATATCCATGACAGCCACTCCTGGAGATTGTGATAAATAGCACAATCGCGCAAAGCGCGAAGCTCCAGTGAGGCTACTCACTACATCTAAACTAGAGTTGTGAAAGCCAAATGGTTGGTAGGACACCTGAACTTTTCCATAATGGAAAGGAGAACCAGAAATTGCAATTCGAACGCGCATGTCACCTCGCAAAAATGCGAAGTTCCGGAGCTTTGCTCGAACTGCGGGTACATTTAAAAATGCATCCCAAATCTCAACATTATAGTTGATCTGGTCCCCCACGGGGACTGAGAACGCAGCAATTTCGACGGGACGACTTAAAAAGTCGCCCATGTCTAGCTTGTTCACTTGTCCCGCATCAAGGTCGTGAGAGTTTCCAGCACTCATCATGTCGGGAGACAATCCTCCTACATCTTCTAGATTTCCATAGTTAGTAACTGTGGAAGAATCTATCGGACCGGAGTCTAACTCCCCTGATTCTGTGACGAACTCAGTGGAACGAGAAATGGAAAAGATGTTCTTCCTCCGCATATCTCTCTTTCGCCACTGCGATTTGAGAGTGCGAATTGTAGCATCTAAAGCTTCTATCTCACCACTGAGTTTATGAAATGTGACACATTCATCCCAAGCATTTCCATGACGGAAAATGAGTGGATGTGTCTTAACTTCATTAAAACTCAGACCGGGGTATGGATTCTTAACGTCATCCAAATCTAACGTGGCTCTATCTCTCCGAGCCTGGAGTTTCTCAAGTGTGTTGAGTTGTGTTGCTGACCTCTGAATGATACATCCAGTATCTCGGCCTGGAGACAAAGGATGTTTGTCTCTATCTTCTTGGTAACCGTGAAGATGCAAGCAAAAACGGTGTGCAGGATACAGATCTCCTCTCAATGCTAGAGACTCTGTCACTATTGAGATAGCAATATCCTCCAGTGGTCTTCCTTCCTTTACCACCAATTTTTCGGTGGAACATAGGGATTGATTGATGTCCTCCCACATTGGCAAGTTAAAACTTGCTTGTGGATAGGTTTCTTTGAGAGTATCCAGAATGAATGTACGAGAAGTGTTGAATTTTCCTACGGTTTCGCAGTGGAAAAACAATTCTCTCAAGCTGGATGTACATATGCTCTCCATCTGGGTGATCTCATTTACAGATCCAGAAGGCATTTGCCATTCTAGAGTCTTAAAAATTGAATCAAGAGATAGGGGAGCGACTACTTTGTCTAACAAAGGATGATAGACAAAGGTTCTCTTCAGAAATTCCATCTGATCGGAAGTTGAAAACGGAACGTCGAGACCAGATTTGTCGGCCGAAGTGGCTTCCAATCCCATTTGTCGAGTTCGTTCCGCAAAAGTGAGTGCGTTATAATAAGGAAGAATTTCTTCCTTAATCGCAGCATCACTATCATCTCCATACGTGCATGGAAGGACGTAATTGAAGAAATTTTTGTCCCACAATTTAGGATCCGCGTACCAAGTGTACAGTTGAATAGTGACATTCTTAATAGAATTGTCTTCAGCAGTAGCATACTTGCCAGAAGGCTGCATACCAGGATTGCAAAAGACGTCACCAAGCATTTCAACGTTTGGAAACAAATTATCGGACATTAATCCCATGACAATCTTCATCGCAACACGTGGATACCCCAACGATAGCATCAAGTTGATGGCTATTTGGTTTGAGCACCGCGTAATATCAAAAGGCATTGATACATCAAAACCTCCGTAATCTACCAAAATATGGAGATCACTAAAGCTATTCATGCGTTTATAGAATCTGTCTGCTTCTCGATGCATGTCAATACCGATTGCGGTATAGAAAGCGTCACAATACTGCACCATAAGTGAGTAAAATGGCATCATAAACATGCGTTGCACTAATAGATAAGCGAAGGGGGTAACATAGAAAATTCTAGTTCCTCCGACACTTACTTTAAGCACATCTCGAGGTTCATCCTTCAATGCGGCGACAAAAACGATTCCACCCATCTCTTCATTCTCATAACAAGAAATAAGACGGTTGACTTCGCTCAATAGTTCCGGGGTTGGCTCATACTCTTTCGTTTCATCATTAACAATGATTAAATGATCGAGTTTCTTGCCTTTGAAACCATATCCTCCAGCTCTTTTCATATCGAGCTTTCGGACATAGTAATCTTCAAGGTAACCATTCAACGCAACTTTGAGATCTAGAGGTTGGAGAGCAGGAATATCCTTATCTTTTAAGTTCTCTAGAACTTGAGTCGTGAAAACGTCAATGCATTTCCGCATTATTCGTGGATCGAGGGCGACCTTATCTTTCGCCATTTTCTTCAATCCGCGATTGTATGGAGATACCCAACCATCAGAACCATTGAAAGGTTTCATGACTGGTCGACCATAGCGAGTTTTGCGTACATGACTATATACCTCTTCGAAGTGATCTTCAAGAGCTCGTTCCGTGAAACAGGAACGTTTTTGTTTGCTCTTTGAATGATGCACTACTTTACCATTATAACCATAGTAATCGAGACGCCGAGCGTCCTCGTAACAAAATGGAGATTTTGG